ATATCTACACGCGTGTTTCCACGGCAGCTCAGACAGAAGGATACAGCCTGGAGGCACAGGAGGAACGCCTGCGGGAGTACGCGGATTATAAGAACCTTGAAATAGCCGGTGAATACTGCGATGCCGGGAAGTCTGGAAAGAGCATAGTCGGAAGACCGTCATTCCTGAAGATGCTGGAAGACATATCCAGCGAGAAAGATAACATTTCTTTCGTGCTGGTATTTAAGCTGTCGCGGTTTGGGCGGAATGCCGCGGATATCCTGAAGTCTCTACAGCTGCTTGAGGATTACGAAGTGGATCTCATCTGCGTTGAAGATGCCATAGACAGCTCCACCCCGGGAGGGAAGCTCACTCTGACGATTCTGTCTGCGGTGGCTGAGATTGAGAGAGAGAACATCAATGTACAGTTCATGGCGGGGAAGATGCAGAAGATCCTGAACGGCGGATGGCCGGGCGGACCTGCTCCATATGGATATCGGAGCGTGAACAAGAAATTGCAGATTGAAGCAGCAGAGGCGGATATCGTCAGGCTGATCTTTGAAAAGTATATACAGGATGACGCAACGCTGAACGGCGTAGCAATCTGGATGAACGATAACGGATATACGCGGATCAGCAAGGGTGAAGAAAAGCCCTTTACCTATGACTTCATCGTCAATGTCCTGGATAACCCTATCTATCATGGGAAGCTGAATTACAACCGCAGGACAAATCTGAAGGGTGTCAAAAGGAAACCAAAGGATGCGATTGAGGTTGACGGAATCCATGAGGCGATCGTATCCGATGAATTGTGGCAGCAGGTAAGAGACAAGAGAGAGGCCTGTTCTGCTAATAATGACAAAGTAGATGAGCCGGAACGGGTGAGTCTCTTGTCGGGATTGATTAAGTGTCCGGCATGTGGTAATGGTCTGATCGCTTCCAAGAATAAGCATGTGAACAAGAACAGAGGCGGACATTATAAGACTATACATTATTATTCCTGCCGGTATTACAGGCGGTCAGCCGGAAGGGCGTGTGGGTTTAAGCACACATACAATCAGGCGAAGATCGATTCCGCGGTATATGAGATTGTCAGTAATCTTGGAAATCATCCGGCATTTGAGGAAGCGATGGCCAAGGCGTATGGAGGGGATGAATCTGTAGAGGCATACGAGAAGCGGATGAAGGAAATCCGCAAGGATCTGTACCATCAGGAACATGAGAAAAACCGTCTTGGAGAGGAACTGGATAATCTGGATGTTTTATCGGATGATTACGACTCAGATTATGAAAGGATTCAGGGCGAGATTGATGATATTTATGACCGGATTGAGTCGCTGGAGCTATCACTGAAGCGAATGAAGAAGAAGTATAAGGAAACACAGAAGGGAATCCGTTCCGTGGACGGGATCCGGACAATACTTCAGAACTTCAGCAAATTCTTTGGGAAGATGACCTGTGAAGAACAGCGTGAGTTGTATCGCCATTTTATAGAACGGATAGAGGTCTATCCGGAAGAGCAGGAAGACGGAAGGGTGCTTAAAAGCATTTATTTCCGCTTCCCGGTCCGATATGGCGAGACTGATACCGTTGAGACATGGATCAGCGCAGAAGGGAAACCGGATGAAGAGATTGCCTTCGTGCTGGATTGTAATGAGGTTCGTGTGACGGTCGCAGAAGCCAAGGCGACATATGCGGAGATCCGAGCATATGTGCTGGAGCATACGGGAATGAAGGTTTCTTCTCTTTACATAGCTCAGATCAAGAGAAAATACGGCATTGATATCGGGATAGCGTACAACAAGCCTGAGAAGAATAAGAACCGGGTGCCGATATGCCCGAAAGAAAAGGAACTGGCAATCATGGATGCCCTTAAGGCTTTCAGGATGCTGACGGAAGATACAGAATATATGGAGGTTGCAGTATGAAGAAGAAAAAATTGAAATGCTATATCTACATCAGAGTATCCACTTCGATGCAGGTCGAGGGGTACAGCCTGGAAGCACAGAGGGAGAGGCTGACTAAGTTTGCGGACTTTCAGGATATTGAGATCATTAGGGAGTATTGTGACGCAGGAAAATCCGGAAAGAACATTACAGGCAGGCCAGAATTTACCCAGATGCTGAATGACGTGGCTGAAGACCGTGATGGGGTAAATTTCATCCTGGTATTCAAGCTGTCGAGGTTCGGAAGAAATGCGGCAGATGTCCTTAATTCTCTTCAGTATATACAGGATTTCGGTGTGAACCTGATCTGTGTTGAGGATGGGATTGATTCTTCCAAAGATTCCGGTAAGCTGACTATTACGGTTTTGTCTGCTGTTGCCGAAATAGAAAGAGAAAATATCCTGGTTCAGACTATGGAGGGCCGCAGGCAAAAAGCCAGAGAGGGCAAGTGGAACGGCGGACAGGCACCATTCGGATACACGCTGGATTCCAAGAACAGTACACTGATCGTCAATCCGGAAGAGGCGGAGATCGTCAGGATAATCTTTAATAAGTTTGTGAATGAAGGCTTGGGAGCCGAGCGCATATGTGATTATCTGAACCAGCACGGATATACCAAGAAGAAGCTCAAAAAGAATGAGCTGAACTACTTCGCCCGGAGTTTCATCATGAAGATCCTTGATAATCCGGTTTATACCGGAAAGATTGCTTACGGCAGGAGCGTGACGGAAAAGGTCAAGGGCAGCAGGGATGAATATAAGCGGGTGCGGGCAGATGATTATATGCTGGTGGACGGGATCCATGAAGCCATCATCGCTCAGGAAACATGGGAGGCCACCCGGTTAAGAAGAAATGATACCGGTATTAAGTGGGAAAAGACGCATAGCCTTGATCACGAACATATCTTATCGGGTGTCATCAAATGTCCGATCTGCGGTACGGGGCTTGTAGGAACGCTCAGAAGACGGAAGAACAAGAAGTCCGGCGAGAATAAAGATGATTTCTATTACAAGTGCCTGCATCGAAAAAAGATTGATGAAACGCATTTCTGTAATTTCCGGTTGGTCTTAAGCCAGGATGAGGTCAACCATCAGGTGGAGGAAATCATCCTGGACATGGTAGCCGATCCGGACTTCAAAGATTTCATGGTGAGGAAGATCGATGAAAAGGTGGATGTCTCATCGCTGGAAGCCGAGAGGGATCAGGTCAGGGAACAGCTCAGACAGGTTATGGGTGCGAAGAAGAAACTGACGGAGATGCTGGATCGACTGGATGTAAGTGATAAACATTATGACCGGAAGTATCAGGATATGCACGACAGGTTGGATATCCTGTATGACCGTATATCAGAGCTGGAGGACATAGTAGCTGATATTGAGGCGAAGATCAGCGGAGCCTATGGAGAGAAAATTACTGCAAATCAGCTATATAAAATTCTCCTAAATTTTGATAAAATGTATTTCAAGATGACTGACCTAGAAAAGAAGCAGTTCATGAGGGAGTTCATCGAAGAGATAGAATTGTATCCTGAAAAACAGGAAGACGGACGCATCTTAAAGCAGCTAAGCTTAGGATTTCCGGTGTTTTATGAAGGTTCTGAGGGTGATACAATTCGGTTGCACAAAGAAAACACAGTCGAAACGGTTGTACTTTTGTCAAAAGCAATGTCAGGCAGAAGGTTGAAGCAGAACTGACAATGGACGGGATAGATTTGACGGCGACGGAGAAGAAGGACGGCAATGGAGCAAAATATATGGATATATGGGATGAATTTCGGAAAAAGATAAAGGATGATACATTGACGGAATCTGACTTCGCCGCAGAAATGCGTGCATTTTTACAACCGTTATTGTGCGGAGAACGCGCTGCAGCCAGAAGAAGAAAGTTTTTGGAAGCGCCATATGATGTGTACGAAAGCGCCCGCGGAATATCGGTGGTATTGCATTGTTTGGATGATGATTATCGCTTGGACTTTTCCTGCGATAGCTTTTCATGGAGACTTGCGTTTATGGAATGTATCACGCTTCCGGTTTTGGGTATGGAAGCTGTTCCATATTCTGAGTTTGCACCTCTTGGAAAAAAGGAAGCGTTTATTCGAAGAGAAAAAGAGATATCTCAGCTCATTCGTTTTTATTTGAAATTTAAGGAGCTTGTTGGGAAAGAAGAAGCGCTGATGATGTTTTGCGACGGCAGGGGGGAGTTCTTATGCGCAAGGTCATGGGTTCCGTTTTATAGTGACGGACTTTCCTATATTGCCTACTGCGCCTGGTATGAAAGCAGAATGAACGGAGAAACCGTTGCGGTTCAGGAGTTTCAGGAAAACAGATGCGTAGTGGTATTTTACAATCATATTTGGAGAAACGTCTATTTTATGGCAGCGCATTTGAATCCTATCATTGAATATGCAGAATATATGAAATTATTCGAATCCATTTGGAAAGACCGAGCGGAAAATGCCGGTTGGAAAATAGATTTTATTTATAAAGACGGGGATACAACGTTGATTTTCAACAAGAGACCAACAGATGGAGCCAACGGCTCATAAAAAATGGAGGAATTATGACAGAAGCCTGTTTTGATGATGTACAGATCAGTTTAGATTGGGAAGAAGACCCGCGGGAAGAACGATTGGACCGCATCCGCTATGAGAGAAGGCGGCAGAAGCGGCTTGCAAGACTGCGGCGGGAGAAACGGCGGCGCATGCTGGCGGGGGTTTCCTTTTGCGGGCTCCTTGGCGTGATTATCGTGCTGCGTGTGGCGGCGGTAGGATCAGACCGGAGAGCGGAGGAGGCGCTGCGGGCACGGGAAACAGTGGTTGTCGATCAGCCGGAAAGTGTAGAAACAGCAAAGGCAGCGGAAGATATCCTGACGGAAGACGGCGCATCGGAAACGGAAGAGATGATCGCAGGAATTGCGGAAGAAGCGGCAGAA